TTGACTGAATATGTACAGACATCATCTCAAAATGATAATGAAGTGACGCTTTCATGGGGAGTTTTAACTATGTTTATTAGTAAAAAGAGAGTCATTAAAGAAATTGAACTAATGGAGCAAGAACTTTTGCATCAAATTGATATATGGAGCAACAAGAATGCCAGTGATATGCAAGATAGATTGAATTGTTTTCGATTCGGCAGAGGACAACTTGAGGACTTAAAGTATTGGCTTAAGACAGGAGAACGAATAACTTACCTAGATTATTTCATCAGAAAGTCACAATAAACAATGAAATGGAACTTTTATTCTAAATTAAAATAATAAATAGGGGGATGAAAATATGGGATATTACATACGTTATGAACTTAGTATTTTAGGTGGACACTATGACACACTGAAAGAGATCATTGAAAATGACGAGGATACATTCTATGGAATTGATGAGAATGGCGAACCTGTAGATGGTGTGAAATGGTACGATCATGAGAAAGACATGTTAAATATATCAAAAAATCATCCAGAACTTGTATTCAAACTTTCTGGAGAGGGCGAAGATTCAGGTGATCTGTGGCATAAATATTTTAAAAACGGGAAAAAGCAAGTTTGTGAAGCTAAGATTACTTTCGATGATTTTGATGAAAGTAAATTACGTTAAAAAGAGAATTATATTGGGAAAGGGGATGTGTTCTTTCATTAATTTTAACTGGTGGCAAACTATTTTACTCTTGCTTTGGATGATTGTAGCAAATATAGTAGCTATCCCACATTGGATCATGGGAAGACCTAGATGGTACGCAATGTTTTTAAATAAGGTGTTTGGTCAAGGTTGGAATGCATGGGATAATTACAAATAAGGAGATGATTAAATGGGAGTAGACCGTTCGGATTATATTTTGCTTGGGTATGAAATTAGTGAAATTTTTGAAGAGTTAAACGAAAATCGCATCGATGAATTATATGACAAGTATTATACCCACAAAGAAAATGTAGGGGATATTGTTTTATTGAATGATGGATATAGCGGCAATTATACATATATAGGAGTTATTCTACAGGTTGACAAAGATGGTTTTGAGGGTCTATGTCCGTTTGTCTTTGATGATGACTTTCCAGTAGAAAGGGATAAGATTGAGAAGTTTGCTTAGAGTGAATTTTCGATTGATTCCGAAGCGCAATTAACTGTACTGACTCATTGGCATTAAAAAGATGATGAAAGGCAAATTTCATAGGAAAGTGAGGATATGTTTTGAATAATAGTGACTATTACATCTGCCTATATCCAGACTTAAAATTCTCTGATCAATACATAATTGAGTATTTAGAAACTAAGGAGATTCTTTTTAATCTATTAAAAAAATTACATAGTATAAAAACCAAAACCAACCAACCTTTAACTGACTATGCATATGTGTTTCAGAAAGGATCATTATATCCAGTTGAGTATGATGAGTTTTGGAGAGAAAGACATAGTACACATAGGACTCGTCAAACATTGAATGGCTCCTTTTTCATTCAGCGAATTTATAAAAATGGAAAGGTGAAACAGAAGTTTTACGAATGGGCAGAAGATTTTGATTGGCAGTTTGAAAACTGGAAGGAACAAAATGTGGTTGTGCTTGACACAAATGAGGCTTACAGTGGTAGTTACGTATATGATCGAGATGTCATTAAGCACTGGGGAGATAAAGAATCATTGTTCAATTAATGCCAATGAAAGGTAGATTTCATAGGAAAAGGAGATAAAACATGAGCGAAGTTAAATACATGGATACTAAAGAATTTAGAGAGAAAGGGTTTCTCTTTGAGGTCAATCGCCAGTTCTTCCATCCGCTTGGATTGGCATTAGAAATCAAGATTGATGACGAAGGTAATGAATATCTTGGTGGAGTTTGGGATCATAGAGATGACCCAGAAGGTATGTTGTATGACGAAAAATTAATGCAGTCTGATTCAGCAAGACAGAAGAAACAAAATGTCATTGACCTACTTACTGAAAAGGCGAAATGTAGAACTGAAAAGTACGGATATGTGATTCAACCAGTAAAAGAATAAAAGTAAGTAAAATGTTGATTTCATGAGCAGAAGGAGCAATGAAATTAAAGATGCTATCATATGAGAAGTACACATTAGTAAAAGATAAATATTGGGTTGCTGATTTTAAAAGTGAACGCTTAAGTGATAATTTCAAAAATTTAAGTTGGAGTTGGTGGGTGTTTTCACCTTATAGAAAACCGAGGCAAATGGTGAATGGTAACATGCACTGGAGGCGACCAACGTATGAAGATGCTATCATCAGACAGTCGGCCTATGACATTGACCCAGAGAACTTTTTTAAAGTTTGTAGTGAGAGTAGTTTTAACAACGGAAAATATACATAATTAAATTATGGGGATGAAATATGAATTTAACCACACATGATAAATATCTGCTGGATAAAATGATAAAAGAAAAAAGAAGATACAAAGTCATTGTTGATAATGATGCAGTTTACATTCAGGATTTACAAGATGAAGAAGAGGATAACTGGATTCCTTTTGATCAATATGGTTATGAATTTATTGTATCTCTATTTGAATATCTTGGGTTTCAGGCCGAGTTTGTTTAAATGCCATAAAACAATGCTTTCATGGGAAAGGAGCAATGTATGATTAAATGGAATGGTGAAGAGTGGTATGAGGCTCCTCCATTACTTAAACGAATTCGACAATGGTTCATCTGGATTGGAGGATGGGAAAGAGCAAATGCAAAAGGATGGAGACTATTTCGAAAAATATATAGTGGGAAATTGAGATTGAACGATCCTACACCAGTATCTATCTTAGGGCATTGGTTCACATATTATGGCTGGGGATTTAATTTTAAACTTCCAAGTGGCTATTTTGTTGTTACGTGGGGCAATCAAGGTAGAAAGTGTTATATTTCAACAAATGGTACGCCTTCACAAGCCCACATCTGGTATTGGGGGACCCCAAAAGAGATTTTAGAAGTTACTGTGTTTAGGCACCAACAAGGCGGATAATGAATGACATAAATAAAATAATAAAATACATAAATGAGAATGAAATAGATGATGTGGTTAAAGCAGTTCTGAAGAGTGGAAAAGATATTAAGAAAGTGCTTTATGATATTCGAATGTCTCGTGTGGAGTACCAGACTAGATCGCAACAGTTACAATGGGCTTTGGAGAAATATCTACCTGAAAGTGAGGAATTAAAATAAAGATCAAGGATGCCGAGGGTATTGGCCTATTCACAAAAAAGATGTTAGACATGGCTCAATTTGATTGGGCTGATATCCATGGAAAATCACTAGATATTAGAGTAGTCGAACAAGAAGGATGGAGATTTGTATATGGGCTAGAGTCCGATAATATTTATTTGTTAGAACAAAAGCCAATCAAATAGTGTTTTTATTAGATTGAAAGGTGAGTCAGTGGAAGAAGATCAAATCAAGGAATGCAATAGATGTGGTGAATTGAAATATCTAGATGATTTTTATTCATATGAAAAAGTAAATGCAAAAGGCCAAATATATATGTATTACTATCCCTACTGTATAGAATGTTCAAAAACGAAAGCGACTAAATGGAAGAAAGATAATCCAGAGAGGTTTAAAGAGATTCATAAAGGCGTTAAAGACAGACGTAGAGAGTATGAAAGTATACATAATCAACTTAGAAATGAAAGAGGAGATATACGAAAGTGGAGAATGAAAAACCCAGATAAGATTAGAAGTTATGGAAAAAAGAAGCGAATACACGATATAACTGAGTTTCAATGGTTGAAGTGCAAAGAATACTTTGGTAATTGCTGTGCATACTGCGGAAAAGATGCTAATGAAAATTGGATACGAATACTCGGCGCACTAAAATTATTCGATCTAAGCAAAGAACACGTTGATTATAATGGCCTGAATGACCTAAGCAATTGTATCCCAAGTTGTCGGAGATGCAATAGTAGAAAGAACGTGAAAGAATTTTTAGACTGGTATTCGCATAAGAACAAAATATATAGTATCGATAGATATAATAAAATACTTCAATGGCGAAATGCAGATTGTAAGAAGTTTATGTAAAAGCCAATGCAATGGTAGTTTTATTGTAATACATAAAAAGGAGTAAAGTATGAATAATGTATTAGTTATTGAAACAGAATTCGAATATGAACAAAAAGTTCGCTTTAAGAAAGATATCGCTATTGGTGAACATTATGAGACTGTGATTATTAATAAAGGGGATACAGGAACAATTACTAGTTTTACAGTCAGTGAGCACTTTGTGGATTATTACAATGTGGATCTTGATAAAGAAGATTATGTATATGAAGTTCGGGCAGATGATTGTCATAGTTTAATTGAGAAGATATTGGAATAAAATTCTTCTTTTATAGGGAAAGTGAGGTGATACATGTTTAAGGTTATTGTAGCAGGTTCTAGAGGGTTTAGCGATTACAGCTTATTAAGAAGAAAGTTAGATTCATTACTAACTAATAAGCAGGATGTTGTAATTGTGTCTGGAACTGCCAGAGGTGCGGATCAACTAGGTGAGCGTTATGCAAAAGAAAAGGGTTATCAAATATCAAGTCATCCTGCTAATTGGGACGAATTCGGTAAAAGTGCTGGATACATAAGAAATGAAGAAATGGCGAAAGAGGCAGACGCATTAGTGGCTTTCTGGGATGGAATAAGTAAAGGCACTAAACACATGATTGATTTAGCTCATAAGCATGACCTTTTAGTGAGAGTGGTTAGATATTAAAAGGCTAAGAAAATCTTATTTCATTGGAGGAATTTATATGGGGAAACTACTGACCAAAAATATTACAAATGTTTATGCATGGGATGATTATGGTGGAATTGTAGTGATTGAATTGGATTGGCAGCAAGATGTAACATGGGAACGAGGAGAACTAAATGATGGTTACAATTCGATTCAAGATTATTTCAATAATAAAACAAGTAAATGGTACGAAACAATAGAGGATTGCTTTAATAAAGTTAGCCACTTTACAGGCATTGAAAACCAATAAAACCTGTATTTCAAAGGGAGGAGAAAAAATGAAAAAATATCAAGTAACTTTCTGGTGGGGAATCTGGACACCAAATCCATTTATTAAGCCAAACGAAATTGTTGAGGTTGAAGTTAAAGATGACGCAACTAAAGATGAAATAATTGTTGAGGGCTTAAAAAAGCTTAATTTCTATTGCAAAACTTATGCAGCAACTATCAGTGAAATACAATAAAAGAATCAAACTTGGATTTTAAAGGGAGAGATTAAAATGGATTTAAAAACATTAATGAACACGAGACCTGAGGAGTTAGCAAAAGTTCAATACAGCGCTTTTAAAAGTCATGTAATAAGCATCCTTGAACAAACAATTCAAAACATTTATGACGAGAACTACGTCTCCATCCTTGATAAATTAGTTTATAGTCCTGCTGGAGACGGATATGGGTGCGATAATCATTTCATCAATTTTTCGTATGATCAAGACAATATAGATAATGCTATAGATTTGTATGAGGCAGTTGAAAAATTGCAGAGTTTGAAAATACAAATGACAAGGTAATAAAGCTTTCATGAGGAGAGATGGTATGGAGAAAATTCAGTCACATGAAGTAAAGGATATTTGGCGGATTAAAGAAGGGCTACTTGTCGAGGTACACAAATATAGAATATTGGGATATTACATACATAGTAAGAAATCAGAGAAGAGAGTGAAGGGCTGCAAGGGACTTACGATTTTAACAGAAGAATATACAGATTCTTACCATAAAAAGACTTTTCCTAAAGGAACTTTATTTTATTATGGTACCCCTGTTGAGCCTATGACAGATAAGAATTTGTTTAGTATTGAAATCAAGTCAAGTGGTGGATCTGTACTTGGAACAATATCCGAGACAGAAAAAGTGTTGAGAAATATTGAATCATTAATTAAACAATACTGAAAAGGAAAGGGGAATGTATATTGGAAAAAATTCTAGGCCATGCGTTTTGCGTATTAACGATTTATTTAGTAATCGGTGTCTTGTGGATGGCTGCTGAAAAGATGTTTTATGGACAAGTTACATCAAGAGCAATTGATGATGTAGTTGCATTGGTTTTAGCGATTAGCTTGTACATCAACATAAAATAAAGATTTCATAGTAAAAGAGGCTACCTTTTCAAGTAGCCCCTCAAGAGTATGTCTAAGTTGTATTAAGATTATTGCCAGATTGAATTGAATTATACTCGTTAGCTTTTAGGAAGTGAGAAGCAGTGAAAGGGCTACTCATGTAATTCTCTACTTCACCCAATACGAGAATTTTATTTGGAAGGAAGGTATAGAATGGAACAGCTTAAAACTCAAAAATTCGACTCAAAGGAATGCCTAGAGGATGTTATTAGTCGACTAGAAGATCTATTAAAGGTTTGTGATGGACGTAAAATGGATGAGAGATTGGGAAATGACTTTACAATTATGATCCATGACCTGAGTTTAGTTAAGAAGGATATCTTCAAATAAAATCGTGATTTTATTTGAAAGGAGAAATGTGAAAAATGATTAGCCATGATGAAGCAATACAACAGAACCATGAGAAGCTGGTTGAACTCATGGAGAAAATTCGCTCACTTGAAATTAAATTGGTAGAAGCTGAAAAGCAAGAAATGGACTGGAGAAAGATTGTAACACAAAATAAGAATCATTTGAACGACGTAAAAAGAGAAGCAAGGGAATTAAGTATAAAGCTATTTGGCGAAGAAAAATCTGTTGGATACCCAGTTAATGATTAATAAAAAGCCAATCAAATTGTAATTTTATTAGTATATATACTAAGACTATTAGGAGATGATCTTGTGATTAAAATTGATGGATATGCAACTGTAGTAACTGATAATGCAGGCAAAATTGTTAGTGTTGATTCGTATTACACAGATATCGAAAATATGTATGTTTTTATTAATTGCTGTGAATTAGAGAGTATTATCAACTCAATTAATTCAAAAGACAGTCTGGTTTTACTTCTATTAAAATATTCTGAGTTTAATGACGATAAGGGAGATACCATTGAACAGCAGATTAGTACAATCGGAGAGTTTGTTTTAAAAGATAATTACCAAAAATATATGGAAGAATCTATTGAAGAGTTGTATGAAAAATATGAAAAAAATAAACAACATACAACTGAGAGATTAAAGTACAAATATCGTCCTTATGTAGAATATTTAGAGGCTGTGGAAGAATTTGAAAAGATTTATGGTATTGAGTATCCAATGAAATAGGAATTTTATAAGGAGATTTAAATATTGAAACTCAATGAATTGTTGATTGGACAAATAGAAAATGCACTTAGTGTTAAATTAACTGGTGATCAAAAGATGTATTTATTGTCTAACGGAGAATATTGTTGGAGTGGTGGAAGGAGTAGCAGTAAAACATTCGCACATTGTATTAAACTTGCACTGTCTGAGGGTGAGCCATTGGATATGAGTAACCCTGAAAAATTTTCTGATTATGGTGATGGAACAAGAAGATACGCAAGAGATTATTACAGACGAATGTTTATGTATATTTGGTATCAACTTCATGATTATGGTTTTCCAGTAAGGGAAGTTAAGAAATAAAATATATAAAAGGAGAAAGATAGATGGAATTCAATAATCAATATTGTTATTGGAATTATGAAATGCACTGCTGCCCAGAGAGTGAAGATGCTTACAATAATGCTGTTCCAGATACTCTTGATTGTCCTTCATCTTTGAGAAAGGATTTTGAGGAGCAGTTATATATTCTACATGATGAGTGTGTCGAGCTGCTAAATAAACGCAATATGAAAGAATTACGTGAAATCAAGAAATTTATTGAATCGCAAAGGCAATGAAACGAGAGTTTTATCACAATATTTTAAGGTAAAAATTTCCCCTCTTGAATATCGAACGTGTGTTTGGTTATAATAAGAATCACTACAGCAAACATACGTTCGATTACTGGAGGGGAACACATGAAACCACGACACGAACAAATTCTGTTCGCAATAAATTTGTACATGAAAAAATACAACTATTCGCCTTCTGTTCGAGAAATTGGAAGCATGGTTGGATTAAAATCTGTAAGTGCTTTACACAGACATCTTGAAATCTTAAAGGGTAAAGGGTTAATTATGTGGGAACCATCCAAGCCACGGACATTACGATTGGTGGATACTCAGAATAGTTAATTGGGAGTGCTTCACATGAGCAAGACACTTTTGGAAACGGAAGAAGACTTGACGCTTGTAAAAGACTTGATCATGCTTCCAATTGTTATGAGTGTGCTTGAGTTAGATATCACAAAGATTAAGTCAGCGGGCTTCAAAGTGCCAGCGGTTTATATAAGTATGTTGAAAACAGTTCAATATCTGATCACATGTGATATGTACTCAACTAAGAAGCGAACAAGGGAACTGGGAATAAAAATTATTGAACATCAAAGTACAAAAACGGGTGTTGAAGCCTCATACCTTGTCAGAGGATATCAACATAAAATTTCAATGCTATCCAGCGTAATTAAATCGGAAACACAACTAAGACTCTGCAAATACATGGGGATTCATAAGCTTGAGGAGGGGTGATAGGTGAGTAAACAACAAGTGAGGATTATAGGACTTGCTGATTGTCAATCGTTCTATGCAAGCGTAGAAAAAGCTTCTCACCCTGAATATCGTGATAAACCACTTGTAGTAGCAGGTGACCCTGAGAGAAGATCAGGTATTATTCTCGCGGCTTGTCCGATTGCAAAAAGTTATGGTGTAACAACTGCTGAAACGTTGAGAGAAGCATTATCCAAGTGTCCCGAATTGATTATTATGAAGCCTAGAATGCAGCATTATATTGATGTTTCCATGCAAATTACTCAAATGTATAGGGAATATACGGATCTAGTTGAGCAATACTCAATCGACGAGCAGTTCGTTGATTTTTCCTTTAGTCGTAAAATGTTTGGAGATCCAGTTGAAATTGCTAAAGCGATTCAGGCGAAAGTTCTTATGTTTACAGGAGTGAGAATAAGATTCGGCCTGAGTTCTTCAAAGGTGCTTGCAAAAATGGCCTGTGATCTGTGGGCCAAAAAGAATCAGTCAGGCATCTTTATGTTAAATCGAGAAGATCTGCCATCAACTCTTTGGGAACAACCAATTGCTAAGGCATTTATGGTTGGTTCCCGAATGACAGGACATTTTAGTGCAATGGGACTTACAACAATCGGTAAATTGGCAAACACTCCTTTACCAAAGTTAAAGGAAATGATGCGAAAAAGATTCAAGAAAAATTGTGACATCGATGCGGAGATGTATTGGAGGATAGCAAACGGTATAGACGACTCGCCAGTTAGTCCATACACTCATGAAGTACCCCCAAAAAGTATCGGGCATATGATGACTTTGCCAAGAGATTATAGGACCTTGGATGAGATTTTAGTGCCCATATTGGAATTAACTGAGTTAGTATGCCAAAGGAGTAGATCAAAGGGTTTCATGGGCCATGTGGTTTCTGTAGGCTGTAAAGGTGCAGACTTTGATTACCCTACAGGTTTCCATAGACAAATGAAAATGGCTGACCCCACAAATGCCACAAAACATGTGTATGAAGAGGCAGTGAAACTCTTCAAACAACATTGGGATGGTCTTCCTGTTAGACAACTTGGGGTTGGTTTATCACAATTAACCAATGAAGATCAGTATCAAATTTCAATGTTTGATGATCGGGATAAGATAAGAAAATTAGAGCGGACAACTGATAACCTGAAGCAAAGATTTGGAGACACCATTATTGTAAGGGCAGCGTCAATCAGTCAAGCAGGTCAAGCAAGAGACAGAGCAGCACGAATCGGAGGCCACTACAAATGAGTAAGACACTCCAAGGTAATGGTTTATGGGAGCGAAGCAGGATGATGCTTACACAACATAAAGACGAAATTTTACAAACGAACAAAGAAATAATAAAGTTGAAGATGCCAGTACTACATGAAGATGAGATAACGATTATCAATCAGAATGTGGCTCGATCATATGCTCATAAGGAAGCATTGGAAGTTTTGATATTTGGAGAATGGGGTAATCGCAAAGAAACAGGAGCGGTTACTTCAATTCATCATCAAAAGAAATTCAAGTTGGAACTTGATTTAGGCTACGAATGGATCGATTTTTCTGAGGTTTTATCAACGAAAATTGTTGATTCAGAAATAGAAGTTTTCACGGACTAGGTTCCGTGAATTGTCGATAAACATAAAATATTGCGATTACCCAAGAAATAATGTGCGTATAATTTCCAGTAATAATCCGTGCAAATGATAGGCTAACAGGAGTACAATGGCATTGGGTGATAGTTGATGATAAAGCCAATGCTTTTACAATATGCAAGAAACAACATGCCATTTGATGATCCTTCTTGCATAACAGAACTTAAACTTGATGGTATAAGATTAATTGTTGCTAACATGGAAAGTTTGAAACTCTACACAAAAAATACAGATGCTACCGAAAAGTACCCTGAACTGCATGATGCACCATTCCAAAGAGGCACAGTCCTCGATGGGGAGCTTATTGTCACGGATGAACAAGGTAGGCCAGATTTTGAAGCTTGCAATACGAGATTTAAGTCTAAGAAGCTGAAGCATAAAGTGACATTTTGTGCTTTTGACATATTGATGTATCAAGGGATTGATGTAACGGGACTTCCACTTGTCCGACGCAAAGAGCTTCTGGAGGAATCCTTTGAGGAGACATCTTACTATACAAGAGTAAGGCCTGTAATTGGCAGTGCAATACAATACTTTGATATTGTGGAGCAATATGGCCTTGAGGGTATAGTTATCAAGAAACTGCAAAGTAAGTATGAAGCAGGAACAAGATCGTGGTCGTGGGTGAAAGTGATTAACTGGAAAGAAAGTGGAGTCTTTATTACGGGTTACAGTAAGAAGGATTCTTCGTGGTTAATTGGTGTTAAAGAAGGAAATAAAATTAGACCAATGGGAACTATGGAACATGGGATTACAAAAGAAGCAAGAATTCTAGCATGGCCCATATTGAGGCAAAGTAAAATTGATGAAACTGATCAATATGTATTTGTTGAGCCATTGCTTAAATGCAAAGTTAAGTTTAGAGATTATTATAAATCTGGATTAATGCGAATTCCTGTTTTTCAGGGCTTTTTTAATATGAGGTGATACTTTGGCAAGAAAAACTAAATGCAGAGGATGCTTAGTACTTGATGAATCCAAAAAAGTAAAATATAATAATATGTACTTTCATGAAGGAGAGTGTTTAAATAAGCATATTGATCATAAAAAGTTTTTAGAGAAGGAGCAAGAAGAAAAAGATGAGTTGTATTATAAGTTAGTACGAATTCATGGGCTTGAAAAAACCACAGATATTCCTCCATTGTTCTACCAGAAAGTAGAGGATCTTCGCAATGACAATTGGATTCTAGGTAGATTTGATAAAAAATACAAGAGAGGAGTGCGATATTCAGGAATTTCGTATACATACGATTTCTGTGAAGAGAAAATTCAAGCAGCTTTAAATAAAATGAAAGATAAACCATTACTAGAACAAATGAATTATTCCTTAGGAATTGTTCGTAATCATATGGCTGATGCTTTTAATCACTTGAAGAAAGTTAATAAACAAAAACAAATTACGAAAAAAATTATAGATAGTATTGAGGAAATGAAGGGAGTTCGCGAGAAGATTAAACAAGTTCAGAAGAATTCAAAACAAGATGATATTGATGAAAAGGTTAATTTAGTTTCTCTGTTTGATTAGAAGGGGTGGTATTATTCAGAACGTTGTTGAATCAGAAATTAAAGATGTAAATACTGAAGTTCTAACTGTTGCGAGTTTCTTTAAGCAGCCAGATTTATTTTTAGATTATGGTGACTTGATCGTCCCGAAATACGATTTTGCTTTTGAATCCACAGAGTTTTTATATAATTCGTTATATGAGATATACCACTACCAACTAAATGGTGAATTGACTGAGTCCAAAGTAAATGTTTATATGAACCAAGATCCCGAAAGAAAAATGAAGTACAATGATTTAAAGGGTTACTCTTACATAAAAAGAATAATGGCACTTGCTGACATTGAAGATTTTAATACATATTATACAAATTTGAAGAAGTATTCTTTACTTAGAGAATTGGAGCGAAAAGGTTTTCCAGCAAAAAAAATTATTGAAAAAAATAATTTTAATAAAGTTTCTCCTGAAGACATTATTCGAGGAATGGAATATCAGATCAACACCATAGGTACAGTCATTGGTGGTGTGCAGGATAGTGTTATTCTTGGGAGAAATATGCGACAACGGGTTGTCAACTGGAAAAAGAAGCCTGACATTGGATTGGCATTACCATTCGATATCATCAATATGTTGTTGCGAGGACTAAGAAACAAAAAATTAACTTTGACAGGAATGCATTCTGGATGTGGAAAGTCTCGATTAACATCAAAGATAGCTTGTTACGTTGGTATCTTATTCGGAATTGATGTGCTTGTGGCAGCAAACGAACAAGATGAAGATGAATGGGATGCAATGGTCCTTTCATGTGTCATTAATAATCCTGAATTTCATTATAAAGATCCTGAAGAAAAAGAGTTGAATGAGATTGGAGAAGCCATCAGAAAATATGGATTTGTGCTAGATGGTATCGACGAAACAAAAATCGTAACAGGAGCTTTGACAGAGGCAGAAGAAAAAGTAGTTGACATTGCAGCAGAATATATTGAGAAGCATAGTAGAATCCACTTCTTAGAATTGACTCGTTATGATGAGTTGACGCTTAAAAGACAATTCAAAAGACATAAGATTAAAGGTTGCAAACTCATAATTTACGATACACTCAAAGCACCAGATCATGACTGGATTTCATTTGTGAAAACAGGAGACATGTTAAAGGAGCAATCGAAAGAGTTAGGTATTTCAATCTGGGGGACATTCCAATTAACTGATGATAGTTTATTCAACGAAATTCTGAACTCAACTGCTATTGCGAATGGTAAGCACATCAAACATATCGCAGATGGATTGTTAATGTTTAGGCCTCTTTTTCGTGATGAATATGATAAATACGTTATTTTAAACCCCAATGGTTTTATGGGTGAAGAAAGAAGGGTATTGGATAAATCCGAGATATATTATATTGGATTTGTGGATAAGAACAGAGGCGGAAAAGATAAGGATCGTATCTGTTTACGAGTTGATAAAGGTAAGAATCTTTGGATTGAAGAAGGTTATTTGATTCCTTCAGACGATGAACAGGAATATCAACGTATCAGAAAAGAATATGGACGCCTGAAGAAAGAAAAACAAGTAAAAAAACTAAAAGAGGAACTCGGCAAAGAGTAAGGGTGTGATCACAAATTGATGCACAGTTCTTAAAAGATAAAATCAAAGAAGATGAGAAGATTGAAGACATTCTTACTGCTCTTGGATGTCACAACATAAAAAGAGGAACCACATATTATACTGCTTCAAATCCTGATGGAGACGCTAAAGCAGCAATAAACATACATATAGAATCTTTGAGGGTTATAAACCACACACGCCCAGATTTTCCTACTGAAAGAGCAGATATAATCACGCTAGTTGAATACGTAAAAAATATTTATTTTACTAAAGCAATTCATTGGATTTGTGAAGTGTGCAGATATGAATATTATAATACCTACGAAAAAGAAAAAGTTAGCGATCCCTGTTTGCTCTTTCTGGAAGAGGTAGAACCTAAGGAAAACGGATATGACGAGATCCCACTTATAAAACTTGATGAGAAGATACTGAGTGAATATGTGCAGTACCCAAACATGTGGTTTTATGATGAGGGGATTTCACTATATGTACAGCGTTTATTTGAAGTTGGTTTTTCTGTGAGGGATAATTGTATCACTATACCTATAAGAGACGAGTTGGGAAGCCTTGTGGGAGTTAAAGGAAGGACTGTATTGGATTATGAGGCATTAAAAATGTCCAAGTACTGGTTTCCATATCCGACTCCTAAGAGTCAGATTCTATATGGCTTGGATAAGGCTTTACCTTATATTAAAGAGGCTGGAGAGGTCCTTGTTTATGAAGCTGAGAAAAGTGTTCAAAAGAGCTTTAGCATGGGCTTTTGTAATGCTGTAAGCATTGGTGGGCATGAATTAAGTAGAACTCAGGTATTAAAACTCGAAAAGCTTGGAGTTAATATTATATTAGCTTTTGATAAAAATGTCTCGAATGAAGAATGGCAGCGAGAGACAGATAAATTTTTGTTGAGGGATAAATTGTATGTTATTTATGAAAGAAAAAACAAAGGACTTTTAGGAGAGAAGGATGCTCCAGTTGATCTTGGAATTGAAGCTTTCTTAAAACTGTATACAGAGGACAAGTATAAAGTACGTTGAAATCCACCTTTCATCGGAAATTTTAAGAGTAAAATAACAAAATTGCGCAAGACAAAAATATCTGCTTGCGCAAATTTTGGCAATATGCTATATTTTACTCATTAATAAAATATGGAAATAGAGAGGAGATTCAGTAGGCAAGACAAAGTTAAATGGAAAATTGAATGAATGTAAAAAATACATACTTTATGAGGTGTAAAATATGAAAATATCAAAAAATGTAGTTGATAGCTTTCAGGTGAATTGCCCTCTCAGTTCTTACAAATGTGATAGTTTTAGTGAAATTGAATACAAGATTAAACGTGCGGTAAGTCTCGGCAAGGTGCTGGTGCTACATAATGATGGATCTAGAACACTTGGTTATTATCATCTGAGATTTGTTGTTAAGAATAATAGAGTTATGGACATGTTCAAAACTGAAGATGACAAGATTATTAATGTAAGTGAAAAAGAAAAATATTGGTACGATATTGAAAATAATAAATTAATGGTTTAAAAATAAATAAAATACATTTCTTAATTGTAGTCAGAATAATGAGAGGAGATGAAAAACAATCGAATGCTAAACATTAAAGAGAGAATTGATGAGTATAAGAAAACAATTATTGAATCAAATTTTGATAAGTACGAAGATTGGAATATGAAAAGCAATAAATTAATTGGAACATTGTATATCAAACAAAAATTAGACTATGGTTTCCATATTTATTATATTCATGAGCCTAGTGATAGTAACCCACTGGCAGGGAAAAATGGTACTGTATCAGAAATGTTTTATGATTTGCGTAATAAAGTTTATTGGGTCAAGAGAAATTTAAAGGAAGTAAAATTTAGTGTTAGAAATGTAGATAGTATTTTCCCAAAAGACTCAAAAAAAATAGTGCTCATCTTTGATAAATTATCTACGCCAAATAATAAAGGACTTTATGATGCTGCATTGAAATTTTTGGGAGCAATGGGCAACGAACAAACAGAAATGTTCGGAAGATTCTTTCACAGATTGATTACTGAACATAGTTATTTCGAAATCCTTTATAAAGCGAAGATAGAAATCAAATAACTCAACCCTTATTGTAGAACCAAATGGGAAAACACCACAGGAGATACTTGGGCTAAGTAAAACACAATGGAAAATTGTCAATCAATATAAAGTATCAATAAAGCAGTTTGAAAACATAAAGAATGAAACATCTGATAGTAAATTGATTAATTATTTAGCATACATAAAAAAATTAGAAGACGAGTTTGGGTTAGATAAAGTAAGTGAATTTATTGATAATGAGTTTGGTTTTCTTTACAACAAATACGCTCATAGATCGGCCCTGAGAGTTGCAGAAAATTATAAATTACCTGTCAACAAATTTTTGAGATATATCTATTTTGAATGTGATGTTTCGCAAGGTTTAAGTTCTTCTGTAGCAATCCAGCAATATGACGATTATATTAGAATGGCTACTGAAATGGAATATGAGAGGTTTGATCGATACCCTAAATTCTTGAAAACAATACATGATATTGTGAGTAGAAATTACAAAATAAAATTAGATGAAATTGAGTTGAAACAGTGGAGATTAGTTTGCGAAGAGAACAAAAAGTTCGAATATACATATAATGATTATAAAATATTTCCACCCAGTGAACCGGATGAACTAATAAAAGAAGGAAATATCTTAGGGCATTGTGTTGGATCTTATGTGAATAAGGTTAGAAAACGATTATCTACAATTTTATTTTTAAGAGAAAAAGAGGATATAGAAAAACCTCTTGTAACCATAGAAGTAATCGGAAATCGTATTACTCAAGTTCAAGGAAAAATGAGACTTCCAATAGATAATCAAGAAAAAAATGCAATTAAGAAATTTGCTGAAAGATTTCAATTGTCATTAGTAGTATCAATATAAAAAGAGGGAAGGTTAAAATTAATATGAACAATCAGAAATTTAAACAAATTAAAGAAATTAACGGTTTTCCTTATAATCGATTGAATGAAGTTTGGACAATTGATGAAGTTAATGAGGAATATAAAATTCTGAAAAATGGTTGTCTCAGGCTTGGTGTTAATGATAATGAGTTTAAAGAGTTTTTTGATTATGTAGAAAATAATCCTACAAATACACAGTGTTTGTTTACTAATGTAGAATTAAAAGAGGAAATTAAGGTCATTAAAAATGGAGTAGCAACAATTGTAATTCTTTCTGATGGGACTAAAGGCGTATCAAAATGCTTGCCTGAAGATGAGTATGATGCCGAGAAGGGATATGAAATTGCTTTAACGAAAGCAAAAATTAAAAGATTAAATAAGCAATTAAAGAAACTAATTAAGTAATCCAATGAAACTACAATTTTATAGGAATAGAAAAGGAGAGATAAAATGAAAGCATGTAAGAGATGTAGAGTGAAATTTAGAAGAGGTAATTGTCCGCGATGCAGAAGCAGCTATAATGTCGTATCAGTTACAAATAGTTATTCTTCTAGTTCTAGTAACGATTTTATCAATTATCTCTTAATCGACAGCATTATTGAAAATTCTAGTTCGAGTTCTGATTGGAATAGTTCAAATAGTAGTGAGAGTTCATATGATTCTGGTTCATCCTACGATTCAGGTAGCTCATATGATTCGGGAAGCAGTTCATCGGACTGGTAATAAAACAACGATTTCATAAGGAGATGAAGTAGTTATGCAGCAAATTCAAAGTATCACATTGCATAAAGATGATATAAATGAGAGTGCCCAGATTACGTTTCGACAATTATACAATGAACTACTGGCAGAAATGGAAACGTATCGAAAACTAGGACTACTAGAAGAGTTAATGGATCAAAAAATTAAAATTGATATAGTTGACCTAAATGGGAATGTATTAGGAGGTTATGCAACGTTATTTGTAGGTTGGCTAGAGAATGGTGAAGTACTTCTTACTGGTAACTTACGAGAAGTATTTATCCAATAAAACACAATTTTCATTAGGATATAAGAAAGGGTGATGAGACTGAAAACTAACATTTTTGTTCCAGAAAAGATTAAAGTGGGATTTCAGAATAGAGAGGGAACCTACACAAAGAAACTAGCATATGTAATCTATTATGATCAAAAAGGCAAATTGCGGAAAGAGGCATCATGGAATAGTTGGAGAGATAAGAAGATTGAAGATTTTGATTTCATTAATGAACCGACTTCGGGTTTCGTTTTAAATAAGAAAGCTGGAGGATACAGCACTGGTTGGAATCATCGACAGACATATGTGCGCGTTTATGACCCTCGTGATTTTGAATTTGAAATCACAATTGCTAATCTCCTATACATACTTGAAAATGCTAATTCAATCAAAGGTAAGGGACTGGAAGGTGATTTTGTATATGGTTGGGATGGTTCTGATTTACTACTTATTCCAACATGTTCTCCTGACTATTCTGAAATCTCTGAACTAAATAAATTAAGACATAATAAACCCAAATTCAATGGAAAAGAATTAATTATCGGAGCAACATATAAATCTAATGATAATATAGATTTGATATACTTAGGCAGATTTTATGAAGCAAACGGAGAAAATAAAGAGTCTAAAGCGTACTTCTTTTATAATATCAGTCATAAATACTCAAAAATTCAACACTATAAGTCTTTAACAAACAACATCCTAGACATTGTGGATGATAAATGTGTAGATTACTATTCTAGTTTAATGGACGAATTAACCAAATCAAGTTATTACTCTGAGAGAGACCCTAGTAAAGATGAGTATGTTTATTATACTTTGGATGAGTTTAAACATGGGTTTAGTTCTACATATTACGGTGATTCATTTTACACAGACGAAGGTGAAAAACTATTCGTTTCAAAGTATCGTAGATATGGTTGGTACAATAATTATAATGATACATATGATGTTTATGATAGTTATAGAAATAGAAAAAATGAACAAGTTTTAACCGAGGTAACACTGGAAACAATTTTTACAAAATATAAGCCTAAGTATTTAGTGACCTATAAATCTAATGGAGAATTAATAAAACAGTGGAGGAATAAACATGGCAAACAATAACGATCAAAAAATCTTGGAACTGAAGAAACAGATTGAGGAAAAGAAAAAGAAGATTGGCAAGTCTCAAAAATTTACGCCGACAACAAACTGTTCAATCGAACTCGATGGTGTAAGACACAATATTCAAATTTTGCAGAAAGATCAAATCGTTCAGCTTATGGTTAAGCTTAACTCATATACAATGTCAGCGAGGGACTTGGGTGTTTTAGATGACTACTCGATCAGTGGATACAGCGTAATGGACTGGATTAGTGATTTAAAATCAAAACTTGATTTTATGAATAGAAAAGAAGAAGAGCAAAAACTTAAAGCAATGGAAGCTAAGTTGGATCAACTACTTTCTGAAGATAAGAAGGTGGAGCTTGAGATTAATGCAATTGAGTCTCTATTGAAAGATTAATCATAAAATATAAAGGGTGATATATACATATGACAATTGAACAAAACATTAAGGATGTAATTGCCACAAAACTGAATGATGGAACTATTGAAAAATTAGTTGGAGAACAATTTGAAAAGTGCGTAAACAATGCACTTGATAATTTATTTAGATCATATGGAGACATTACTAAAACGATTGAAAAGCAGCTTATGTCTACAATTACGCCAATGGTTGAGGCATATGACTTTTCCGAGTATCTTGTGAAATTAGATACTGTTCTGACAGACGTGTTAAAAAATACAACTCAAGAAAATAAGGCACTTTTGAATAATTTCAAAAAATTCTATACGAGTGAAGCGCCTAAGCAAATCAAAACATCTGAGTTATTTGATAAGTGGATGAATTATGTTGAGGAAAATGTTGAAACTGATGGACTGGAAGTAGATTATGACGATGAGCCAACTTATGAGTATGTGCCAGTTACATTTGAAGTTCAGCACGATGAAGGTAGATCGTGGAGTTCACTGGAATCTGCAAGCCTAATTTTTGAGTGTGAACATGATGAAGAAATGAATTTTATGGTCAAGATAAAGAAGTGGAAAGACTCGTCATGGTCAAAATGGAATATTGAACGCAGTAGTGTTTCAGATATTAAATCATTAAGAAACATTAATGAATTTGAAGTGTTCTTAAATCTATTGGCTCAATCAGGCACAGAAATTGTCATCGATGTCGATTCAGATGATGGTGAAGTTCGACCAGAGCAAAAGCCAGAAGCAACATTTAGTTAAAAACATACATAAAAGATCCAATGAATTAGCGATTTTATTTGAGGATGGTGACAATGTGAGATTGGAATATTTTTTTAAAGAAAATCATGAAAGAGGAATCAATAAATACTTTATCGAAGTTAACGTTTCCCTTGACGGAAATGTACTAGTCAATATGTTTGATATGTCATCGAATATTAATAAAAATTATTTTGTGCTTGACAATGAATTATTAGAAATCAAGAAAGAAGGTTTTTGAAATAGAATAAAATAACAGTTTTATTATGAAAAGGAGTGGGAGTTATTGAAGCAATTTTTATTGGACCAGTTCTTTTGTGATGAATGTAATTTTGAATTTTACATCCCAGATCATCATTCACCTGAACACTGCCCAAAATGCACAGGCATACTATTATCTGATGCACAAACAGTAAAAGCAAAGCAATGGCGAGGAGAACAATTGCTTTAGAATGCTTCTTCATTTAGTAATAAAGTATAAGGATAGGAGAACGTAAAGAATGTACGAGAGACTAAATAGGTCTAAAATTAGAAAAAGGCACAATTTACTTTTCAAGCTAATAACTGTAATAATAATTTTAACCGTTATATTTATAATATCGTGGTATGCGATTATTGGAACTATTCTATATCAAACTATAGAAGATCCTTCTGAAGTAGGAATGTGGATCGGCAAGCTTTTGAATGGTGTTAAGGAGCAAATAAAATAATGGTTTCATCGGAAAGGAATGAAATATGAGTAAAGAGTGGTTTATAGCCGATCCACATTTTGGGCATAAGAACATTCTTAAATATGAGTCAAGACCATTTATTGATACTGAGCACATGGATAACGTTATTATCGAGAAATATAATCAGATAGTTTCCGAAGGGGACACTGTATTCTGGCTTGGGGACATGTTCTTTTGCAATAGCACAAGAATGGACTATATATCAAAGAGATTGGCTAAAGGTCGCAATATACTCGTTCGTGGCAATCATGATAAGGGAATTACAGATGGAAAGTTTTTAAAGCTTGGATTTAAGCCATTTAAAATGATTCAGTTGAAGGGGGTAATGTTAACCCACGAACCGATTTCTGACCACAATATGAGGTATCTCGAACAATTTGGTGTGCGTAAAAACATTCATGGTCACGTTCACTCACAAACAGAAGATTTTGATCCAACCAAGTATCAGTGCGTTTCAGTTGAGAAAATAAATTATTCACCAATTGGTCTTTTAGAGTTATTAGAAAGGTTTAATGATGAAGGAGCATGGGTTAAATGGGCTGAGAGACAGCAAAGTGAAACCCAATAATAGAACTCGTTTATGGGAAATTGAGGTGAATATAATCTCGATATTGTTCCAACTATTAATTTTATTTGCCATATGGGTTTTGTTTATTTGGTTAGCTTCTGAAAAGAACCTTAGTTTAGTCGCAACGATTCTATTTCTGCTATATCTAATAGAACTCGGAAGCGAATATAAGCCTGTATCATGGATTTCTCAAGGCATTAAAGCATTGATTTTAAAGTGGGGTTAAGTATGAAGCAAATTGAAAAAGACATGATTATTATTAATGCTTTATTTTATTTATTCCGAAATGAAAGTGATAGTAGTTTGAAACAAATCATTCCAGATTTTGATGCTGAAGGGATAAGAATGTTAGCAAAAAAACTAGAATGCTATAAAAGCGGAAAAAAGCTAGAAGAGGCAACATTAGAACTTGCTAATGAAACTTACAAAAGATTAAAGAAGAAAATCAAATGATTTTGAAAAATAAAAAATAAATTTAGAAAACTATTGACTTTGGTCTGTAAAATTTGGTAGATTGTTTTCACCAAAGAAAGGAGTTGTAAGAGTGAAGAACTTAGTTATAAGCAAAAGTAAAGAGACAATAAATCAAACAGTTGGAACCTTCACATTCACAGAAAAGAAACTTAAGGATCTTCATAGTGCAGTGATGAAATCCTTAGAGGCTGCTCATATGATGGATAAGGACTTAGTTTTGACTCCCAGTGAGGCACTTGTGCTTGGAACTATAATGTTCGATATTGAAGAGGCAGGATTCGCAAATACATAAATAATGAAAGTTAAATATACATATTAGGAGTGTTGAAAATGATTCAGCATGTAGATTCGAATGAAATAATCGAAATAAGATTAAATAGTTTGATGGAATCAGTATTTGAATTGATTGATGAAATGTATCAAAAAGATGAGGAAACACTGAGTAAGGGAGAAAAAAAGTTTTTTGATGCGTTTCATGATTATATGGAAGTACTTGATGACTCAGACGAATAGTATTGAAATCATAATTTTATCAGGTGGTGTTGTAACTGGAGTGGAGACAAAAGACGCCGAAACTAGAGTATGGTGCATTTGATTCAGTCATTGAAAAACTTGCAGCAATTAATGGAATAGAAGATATTGAATCATTTATTAATCCAAACAAGAGTAATCTGCACGATCCTTATCAATTAAAGAATATTAATAAAGCAAAACACAGAATTTTGAAAGCAATACATATGAAAGAAAAAATTGCAGTTCATGCTGATGTGGATTTTGATGGGGTAACTTCGGCTGCTATCATCTACAATTTTCTGAAGCAATATACAAATAATATTTGTTACTTTCATGCTCAAAGACGAGACGGCCATGGCATTTACTTGCTAAAGGACAAGATTCCTGAAGGAACTGAATTACTCATTATTGTCGACAGCAGTTCTAATGAAGTAGATACCTGCAAAGAGCTGAGTGAACGTGGTATCGAAGTTATAATAATTGATCATCACACAATAGAAACAAAAAATGAATATTGCACATTGGTAAATCCACAACAAGAGGGTTGTTCTTATCCAAATAAAAATGCTTCAGGTGCGTTAATTACTTGGAAGGTGTGTCAAGTTCTCGAAGATCGTCTAGGAGGGGACATTTGTAAGAACCTGATTGATCTAGCGGGAACTGGGGTTCATTCGGACCAAATGTCCATGCTTGAGCCTGAAAATCGATATGTTGTAAATGAAGCATTAAATAATATTAAGAATATGGGCTTGAAATCTGCATTAAAAGCAATTGGCTTGAATGAGTCAAAGTTAAATGCTACCGAGATTGCGTTTTTCCTATCCCCTCTAATTAATGCAGCAACGAGATTAGATAAGATTGAATTAATCTTGCAGCTTTTCACAAGTGACGATCCTGTGGAATGCGATAAATTAGCAAAAACACTAAAAAAGCTTAATAATGAACGAAAGAAAAAGCAAGCAGAAGCAATTGATAGAATCCTGCCAACTATAGAGCCTAGCGATAAATGTGTGGTTGTATTGGATACTACTTTAGGAAAAGGTTTCAATGGATTGATTGCAGGTGACTTGGCAAACCAACTTCAAAAACCTGTTATTGTACTTGGGGAGTCAACGGACGAAGAAAAGCGCGATGAATACCATGGAAGCTTTCGCTCTATTGGATCGTTTAACATGCTGGATTTTGTGAGTTCAATTCCAGAGGCATTATTCGCTGGCGGACATCCGGCAGCTGGGGGAACGGGAATAAAGAAATGCGATTTAGAGAAATTTAAAAAATCACTCAATGAAGGCCTTTCTAATAGAGATTTGGAAAATGTACTTTATTATGAACTTGAAATTGATTTGAAAGAGATAAATGAAGCTTTAATAAAAGAAATCAAGAAACTGTATAAGGTTAATGGGCAGAACTTCAAAGAGGCTCGATTCTTAATTAAAAACATATTCATAAGCGATAAGCAGGAATTAGGTGGAGGAAGTACCATCAAAGCTTATACTGATAAAGTAGAATTGCTAAAGTTTAGAGCGCCAAAAGGATATTATGATCAATTCCCTGTGTTCAGTAATATTGATGTTATTGGAACTTTAAATATGAATGAATTTACTCAATGGAAACCTTACAAGAAAACTATAAAGTCTAATCAAATATTTATTGACGCTTACCGCATCAGTAATTAAATAAAATATACATAACTAAGGAGAAAAATTATATGAATACTTACTATGGGCTCGCACTAACACAAGAAGGTAAATCTGTAATTATCGAAAATCTTGCTAATGATTATCTAACAGCATATAAGGATGCTGAACAACAAGCAGCGAAAGAAGGGCTTTATTTCGAGGGTTTGCGAATCATAAAAGGAACACAAAAAGGCGGAAGCACAATGCAAAAGCGTTTTACAAGCGGTGAGCCAACTCCCAGAGCAAAAAGAAAATGATGAGTCGTTTATACGGCTCTCCGTTTTCTAACGGAAATTGAGGTGAACAATATGAAAATTAAATTTTCTGATCATGCAGTAAAAAGGTGCAAGCAACAAGGAATTTGCATCAACAAAATGAAGAAAGAATTGAATGGAATTCCAGACTTCATTGAAAAAATCAGATGGCTTAGTACAGATGGACATATTGCAGTACTTTACAAGGTAAAGAAGAACAGTGTTAAAGTTGCAACAGTAATAGGACTTCATAAGTATGATCCCAGAACCAGACATAAGGGTAGGATCGTGACCATTTAAGTTAGGGGAAATTGGAATGGACAAGTTTAAAATCCTTGAGTTATTAAAAAATGAACAACTGACAAATTATCATGATCATGGAAGCGAGATTATTCTAGAGTTTGGAGATAAGGTTTTAGTGGTATCTGGAACTTACACAAAAAATGTTTATGCAGAACTGAAGCGAAAAGTTGTTTCATATGAAAGCCTTTAAAAGACAAGTTTTATAAGGAAATAAGTAAAAAAAAGGAGACTGAATAAATGAGTAAAATTACAATTGAACTACCAGCGAATCGTTCAGAGAGGATTAAGTTTTTAGAATCAGAGTTAACAAAATATAAAAGAGAAGAATTAACTGAATCAAATCAAGATCAATTGAAGAGTCTTTTTCAAGAAGAAGATATCAGAGAAAAAATTGAGCAGTTCAATCTTACTGTTCCATCTTATTTGAGTGTTGAGTTTTACAGTGAATATGATGATGAGGGTGGATACGATAAAAAGATGAACAATTTTTATTTGTATGATGTAGACATGAATGATATTACAGATACATACAAAGAAGCAAAGTGGTCGTATACATCAGAATATAGCGGAAAGGATCGCACAACTTCTGTTTATGATTGGGTTAGAGAAGGTGTTGCAGATACTATTAATGGAGATGCAGAAGAGATTTACGAATACTTGGGAGACGATTACGAATTTGATATTCGATAAGAGGTGTTAAAATGGCTCATCCTGAAGTACATAGTTTGAATTCTGTTAAAAAGTTCGGCGGATCGGTGGAAGATTATCTTCCAATTCACCAATGGTTCGATGATAGTAAAGCATACATAGCTGATATGAGACATAGAGCATTTAAGCATCATGCTGCTGGAATATTTGAATGTGAAAGAGTGTTTGGGAAATCTTTGATTAATTCAGAGGGCAAAACTGTTTACATTAGATATATTGGTGAGCAGCATATTCTTGAGGATTTAGGATTTATCCCAACTCTTGAGGATTGGTTTGAGAATATGGAGTTGCAAAAATGGATGATGAATGTAGACACAAGAATTAAAAAGATTCTAAAAGGTGAAAAATTGCCTAAATCACTCAATAGAGAATTACTATAAAAGTCACGTTTCATTGTAATATAAATAAACTATGGAGAGGAGTCTTTAGTTGAAAAATAAAGAAGTGTTTGCAGGTATTAGAACGTTCGTATCGCTTACCCTGTTAATCGCTTTGGCTCTTTTATTACACCAGTAATTCATATTGGTTTCGGGTACCTTGGAGGTCTCGTTGTTAAGTGGGTGTTTGGCGGGATTATTACAGATGGATTAAATACCTTGTTTGGCACTAATAGATTCAATGAAGATCATATTTCAATTATTGCAGCAACATTAGCAATGATCGCTAGTTATTTTAAATCAACATCGAGTCAAAAGTAACATTAGAAAGAAAATAAAATGCATATTTTATTAGAAAAGGATGATAGACAAACATGGCACAAAAAGTTAGTAAAAAAATCGCAAATGCAATTGAGTATGTATTTAGGAGTGCTGATAGTAGAACAATTGGTGCAAATATCTATAGCCTTGTATTTGTCAACCAAAACCAATTGAGTGAACAAGCAATGCTATTAAAAGAACATTATATTAATAGTGGAGAAATCTTAAGTCTATTAGACATTATTGCAAATGGATATGAAATTGAAGAAACCCCAGAAGAAAAAGTATTAGGGTGGTATGAAAGAGCCACATATCTAAAAACTGTTGATCCTTGTTTGGCTTATCGTCTAGGTATGAAGGATTTCGCAAGGACATACAATATTGTTGTTAATTGGGACGAAATTGATCAAAAGAAAGTTTAAATATACTTAGGGGGCAGGGTACTATTGTTTAGTAACGGAACAGAGTATATGTGTTTTCAAGAGGCTAATTGCTACAAATATGAGTATTATGTACATCCAGATGATGCTACAGAAGAAGAACCAGTTTGTGATGTCGAAGAAAGAATTGCTTTGGCTATTGAAGAAGAATTCCCTTATGAGTGGTTAGATGAGAATATACATATCAGCAGATACTATTGCAGGAAGCGACTTGGTAAAGAGCCAAAATCCTAAAAAGGAGATGTAAAGTATGGACGAGAAAATGAAAAACTTTATTTCTGACTCACTTGGACATCGAGAAAAAGAAGCACTGAAGACTGTTGTGGGTGCAATCTATTTTATGGACAACTCCGACTATCTTACAGCTCTTTGGGAAGCAGCCAACAATTTGCTAGAAGACACAATTCCAGAAGGCGCGAACAATGATTTTATTTGTGATTTATATGATTATCTTAGCGATGAATTGTAAAACAATAAAAGAGCCATTTTAAAGGTAATATGAATATATAAGGAGAGTTGAGTATCCGATGGAAGTTATTAAGTGGATTGTACAAAAAGAAAAACAGTTAAAGGTACAATTAGATGAAATTCAAAAAGAATTACAAGAAGTTGAAATTATAAAAAGCTTTCTGGAAAAGAATTATTTCAACAATGATGCACAGGAATTATTTGTAAAATACATAATCAATACAGAAGCATACTGCAATTGGACGAAAGTTAATGAAAATGGAGTACTTAGTGATCCGAATGAATCCCTCATGAGGAATATCGAAGAGAGTATTGGAATAAGTGAAAATGCAAAGAAAGCTTTCAGGGAGGAAATCTTAATTAGAATGTCTGCTTACTCAAGGAAAGGAAAACGCTTTGATTATACATCATACGAACGTTTAAGAGAAGCTATTGAAAAGTCACTATAAAATCATGTTTTTATAAGGAGAGACTAAACTGATAATGAATACTCAACAAGAAAGTTACATTAAGACAAGGGAAGAAGCAAATACCGTTTTCTTGAAGATTGACGATGGGATCTATGAAGTGTTGAAAGACAGAGCAGGAACATTTAGTGGGAGACTTTACGTTTCCACACAAGAAGTTATTGATGAGTTAAATTCACAAATGAAAGTTGTAATTCTGGGTAGTAGTATTATTGGAATGAATTCAATTGTCTATAAGAACTAAACCTTATAAACTTAACATTTTATCCTAAGTGGAGGTGATTAGATGGAGTTTAAAAATAAGTTAAAAGAATTTTTTAAATATAGTGAGGGTACGTATTACTTAATCACTGATGTTGCAGGATATAATACTGTTCTTAGGGTAGATAATGTTGGTTTTGAAGCTATCAATGCAGGAACATTCATTGTTAAAGAGATTGGTCTTCCTGAAAGCTATTCCTATGCACCGAAAGATGACAAAGTTAGTTTTGTAATAAATGGCAAGCACTATTATCTGATTAATTATGATGATGGTGTAGTGTCAATTTAAAAAGGAAAGGAAGTGATCATTATTGATTGGGCATCTTCTTTCGTTTTAATTGCATTTTTCATGTTGCTTGGATATTTAACTCGAATCATTATGAAGTAGAATAGGATTGAGGTGTCGTGGTGCCACTACTTGAACAAATTGAAACTATTCTAAGATTGCTTGAAGCTGCAAAAAGTGATTTAGAAGCATGGATAGAATATGTGGAGAATGAAGCAATTGATGTTGATACAGAGGATTCTGAGAATCTGATTTCTGAGATAAGGTCTTTATTGCATGAAGTAGGATTTTGAATATCCAAAGAAACAGTTCTTTCAATGGGTATCTAAAGAGGAGGTGATAAGATGTTAGTTGTATTATTACTAATATTTAGTTTGATAGTACTCGTTAACTCAGTTAAAAACATATTGAAATTAATAAATAATGAACAGTTATCAAAGACGGATATTTTTATTCATGTTACGGTTTCAATCTTGTTATTTGCACATTTAACATCGAGATATGCAATTGAATCATTAAAATAGAAGAGTTTTTTATTGGAAAGGAGAATTTGGATGGGAATGTTTAGTTGGACATGTGCTGTTAGTGGTAAAAGTTTAGCAAACATACATAGTGGAATGCCTTCAGAGCAGAGTAAGTGCTATCTTGTTACACCAAGCGAAACAATTTACGAGGATGCATATGATGGCTACGGCGAATTTGGAGGTAAAGATGTATATGCATTGTTAGGCGACGGAGATAGAAATAAAGGGATCAGTGCTCATTTTTCAGGTAAAGGTAAATTTGATATTAAAGTAGTACTTAAAGAAAATTATCATGGGCAATCATATGAGGAATTAGAGCCTTCGGAAGATTGTGAGTTTCAAGGATTCTTTTATGAAGATGAGGACTATGAAGATGTGGAAGACGAATAAATGAACCACCATAAAACTATGTTTTTATAGGCTCATGAAGGAGGTGATAGTGTGAACAATCATGGACAAGTAGGAGAAGCATTGTATGTGAAATATTCATCTAACCAGTGGTTTAAAGAAACTGGTGACAAGTATCCTCATGGATATGTTATTACTCCAGAGGAATTTGGTGAGAAGTACGGTGTATCGGTTGTATCTATTCATATCGATGATACCACTCAAGGAAGATATGAATGTGTATGTGAATTTGGAGTAGAGGTATACGAATAAAATAGTTATTTTATAGGGATAAAAAATACATAAATACGGAGTGATTTGGATGACCATCGTATTGAAAGATAGAAAGTCTTATATTCAAAAAACCGATTTTGACGAAAAACGATTCAGACGTTTTTTTGATGAAATTGTTATGGATTCAGATAGGGAATTTGATGAGAAAGAGTTAGAAGAAATCAAAAAGAAAATTATTGAAGAGGTACTTTCAAGAAATGAGATTTACGCAGATAAACTATTTGATTTAATTATTCGAGAGTCTAACGAAATGATTAATGCAGAGACTCCAAATTATACATATCTTTCTGCTGCTACATTAAGAAGAAAACTTTATAAACTAGCTTCAAAAGAACGAGGATTTAATTACAAAGATGGTTATGGGGATTACCTATCTTTCGTGATTATGATGACGGAGAAAGGTATTTACTCCGATGAAATTCTTAAAGCTTATACCGAAAAGGAATTGCGTCAAGCAGGAAAACTCATTGATAAAAGTAAAGATAAGCTTTTTAGCTATGCTGGATTATTTCTGCTTAATAATACATATCTCTATAAAGGCTATAATGGAGAAACTTTGGAGTTGCCACAAGAAAGGTTTCTTACCGCTTCACTTTATTTGTTAAAGGATGAGAAAGAGTCTCAGCGGATGAAATTAGTCAAGGAAGCTTATTGGGTTTTAAGTAATCATTATGTGGGGCTTGCAACACCTACGCTCAAGTCATCTGGTGCGCCACATGGCTCCTTATCTTCATGCCATGAGATTACATGGAACGATGATCTCTATAATATTTATGACGTACAACAACAGACAGCTCGCTTTAGTCAAAATGGAGCTGGCATTGGAATTTTCGGAGGATACCTTCGGAGTCAAGGAAGTTGGATTCGGGGAATTAAAGGGAGGGCAACAGGGATTACACATCCGTCTCGGTCGATGAGTGTTTTGGCTGAATACGTAAATCAGTTAGGGACAAGAGTGGCAGGGATTGCAATTTATTTACCTGTTTGGCATCTTGATATTTTTAGTTTTCTTGAACTGAGACTTAAAACAGGATCTCAAGAAAGGCGCGCTCACTCAATTAAAACGGCTGTATGCATTCCTGATGAGTTTATGCGAAGGCTTAATAATAAACAAACATGGACAATCGTTGATCCATATGAGGTAAGAAAAAAACTTGGTATTGATATTAATCGATTATATGACAAGAAGAAACTGCAAGATGGAGAAGAACCTAATCCAGATGATCACGCATTTACGTATCATTACCGACAAATTGAAAAGGCAGACTTGGAACTTAAGCAAACAATTAATGTGTCAGAAATTCATAAAGCAATGTTTACATCTCGTAAAACGGGTGGGACACCATATCTGTACTTTAGTGATACTGCTGCTCGAATGAATCCTAATAGTCATAAGGGCATGCCATTGGGATCTAACCTCTGTTCAGAAATAATTATGAATCAGTCCTATGATGAATTAATTAAAGAAGAGATTGACAATGAAACAGGAGAAGTTGTCACACATATTAAAAGTGGCGACCTTGTGACATGCAATTTAAGTTCTTTATGTCTTCATAATGTCTTCGGTCAAGATGTTGATTTGCAACGAGTTGTTGATATTCAAACTCGACTTTTAGACAATGTAATCAGCCTTAATCGTACAGTTGTACCACAAGCACAAATTACAAACCATAAGTACCGTCCTATTGGTATGGGGAGTTTGGGCTTGGCAACTCTCGTAGCTGAAAAGGGCATTCAATGGGATTCTTTCGCTGCATATGGATATGTAGACAAATTATTTGAGAAAATTGCGAAAGCCGTTATTATTGCTTCACATAAACTTGGACTTGAAAAAGGCTCTTATCCTGTCTTTAAGGGTTCCGACTGGCATACAGGCGAATATTTTGAAAAAAGAAATTATAATTCAGAAGAATGGCTAGAGATTAAAGAGATAACTAAAAAGGCTATGCGTAATGGCTATCTCCTAGCCATAGCCCCTACTTCAAGTAACAGTATTATCATGAACGGATCTCCAAGTATTGATCCTCTTTATGAGGTGATTTATAGAGAGGTTAAGTCTGGACTTAATGTAATAATCACCCCCTCTAATTATAACGAGAAAACAAAGGAGTTTTATAAGTCTGGGTTCGAGATGGATGAAATGTGGTCAATCAATGTAGTAGCAGCCGCGATGAAACACGTGGATCAGGCGATTTCCCATAATATGCATGTGCTCAAATCAATCAACGGCAAGGAGATGGTTCGGCTAGATGTTGGTGCTTGGAATAAAGGACTTAAAACAATTTACTATACGTATACTGAGGAATACAAACGTGCCGATAATTGCAGTATGTGCGAAGCTTAAAAAGGGGAAATGCATAAATAATGACTATTACACCATTTAAAATTTACGATTCAGAGAAAAGTAATCTCCCCACTAAGATTTTTGGTGGCGAAGCCAGTGGCATTAGAGATTGGGATAACATTAAGTGGCCTACAATGCTTGAAATTAACAAAAATTTGTTTGCGGAGTACTGGAATGAAGATGAGATTAAACTAGGAAAGGATATTGAACAGTACAACTCTAAATTATCTGATCGTGAGAAATATGTCTATAATACTCTCACTGGTATGTTGAACAAACTTGATTCAATTGCAAGTGATTTTAATATGTTTTTGGCATTTATGGTGACTGATCCTAGCATCCGATCAAATATTGCTCTTATCAATTCATTTGAGGTTCTTCATAATCGTTCTTATCAGTATCTAACGTCAACTATGCTTAATGACCAGCAAAAGAAAGAAGCATTCGAAGAGATCAAGAAAATTCCTGTGCTGCAGGAAAGGAATGAGCACATTTTTAGTAAGATTCAAAAGTTTATTGATGCTGTAACAGAGTACTTAGTTAGTAAAAAAGAAATTGACGATGAATTTTTACAAGTTGCTTTCGAAGGGATTTTGGCATATCAAAATCTTGAAGGCCAACATTTCACAGGAGGATTTGTTTACTTCCACTCGTTGGCTAGAGATCAAAAAATGATTGGTTCCAATAATCTTATCACAATGATTAAAGCCGATGAGACTCAGCATTCTGAGTTTTACGGCACACTCATTCGAATTCTTATGGCAGAATATCCACAACTGAATACCGCAAAAAATCATACATATGCCATGAATTTCATAAAAGTGTGTGCGGAAAAAGAGAAACAATGGGCTAAATTCATTTTCCAAGGTATCGATACATTCAGTATGAGAGAATATGCTAACTATGTGGAGTATCTTGCTAATATTATTGCAAGAAATTCTGGAATTCAAGAACCTTTCCCTGATAACAAGGAAATTAGGTCGAGGTGGATTGTGACTTATGGTAGCAAAAAACGTGATAGCAAAGACAGCAAACAAATTGTAACACGTACCGACTTCCTACAAACGGATGCCACTAACTACGAGCATAGCACTGGTGAGGATTATGACTACTAAGAGTATTTATTACTATACTCTTACAGGCAAGACAGAAGCAGCATTAGAACTAATCGATAAAGATAAAGTTAGTATCTTTAAACTGAATGATATCAATCCAAAACAACTTATTTTTAATGAATGTCCTGTTCTTATAATTGGCTCTCCTACTTATGGTAGGGGAGTCCCACCTTCTTATTTTAAAGAAATATTACCACAGTTAAAAATGATAAAAGGAAGAAAAATTGGATTATTCGGAAGTGGTAATACAATCTATGGTGATGATTTTTGTGGTGCATTAGATGTATTAGAAGAAGTACTAAGTTTTAAAAATAACATTACTTTTAAATATAAGTTTGAAGGATACCCAAGAGACGTGGATTTACTAAATATAAAAAATCTAATCAATGAGGAAGCTGATTAATTGGAGAAAGAAATATGGAAACAAGTAAACGAAGTTTTAATTCCTTCTAATAAATTTGGTCATACTTACTCGGTTAGCAATTTCGGAAGAGTTAGGAATGATATGACTGGACGAATACTAAAAAAGCAACTAAAAAAACATGAATATGAAATTGTTGACTTGTCAGGGAAGCAATATAAAGTTCACCGACTAGTGGCAAAATTATTTGTTGCTAATCCAAAACCAGAAGAGTATGATGCAGTTAATCATATTGACTTAGATAAGACTAATAATCATTACACCAATCTGGAGTGGTGTGACCATGATTATAACATTAAACATGCTTCATTAAATGGTGCGTTAAAGGATAAGACAAAAGGCGAGAATAATGGTAGGGCACGCTTATCAGAAGAAGATGTTCTTGATATCTGGATTTATGATAGAAGTATTGAATTTATAGTTAGCAAATTTGGTGTTTCTGAAAACTATGCTGATAGATTAAAGAGAAAATATACATGGAAACATTTAATTCGCAAATATAAAGAAATGGTATCAGAGGATCATGAAGATAAGTTAAATAAAAAAAGAAAAGAAAAAGAATCTCAAAGAAAACGTAAGCTTACTGATGAGCAGGTATACGAGATTTATTTAAAAACTCAAACTGGAAGCACTAATGTGTATTTGGCGAAAATGTATGATGTAGGAAAGTCATTAGTTTCAAACATAAGAAATAAAAAAGAACTATACATAGAATATATTATAAATAAAATGTCAATTTAAAAACCTAATTGAAGGAGTGTTTTAACTGAATAACATTGAACTAAGACAACAACTCAAACAGAAATATGGAAACGAATCTATCCTTGTGATTCCCACAAAAGATTTGCAATCCATTAACCTAAGTGAAGGATATTCTGATTCTTCCGCTGCTTTATTAGAACACATCAATAATTACGGTGGGTTTATGTTCCGCTATCTTGTTGAGTACAATACGGAATTCAGACAGCCTATTCCATATATTCTGATTCAATATAAGGATACGTTCTTTGCAACTAGAAGACTTATGAATAGCGGAGAAGCAAGGCTTCATGGGAAAATCTCTCTTGGTGTGGGGGGCCACATCAATCCTGTTGATGTATTTAATGATAATGTAGTGGCTAATGCACTAGTAAGAGAAATTAATGAAGAGATTACATTAGGTGATAATGTGAGATATTATCCTCGTATTAATGGGATTATTAATGATAATTCTAATGAGGTCAGTAGAGATCATCTGGCAGTTGTTTATACTGTAAGCGTTGATACTCCAGATGTAGAAGTAAAAGAAACGGATAAACTAGAGGGCAGATTCTACACTATTGATGAATTAAAAGAGAATTATGATAACTTGGAAAGTTGGTCTCGGTTAGTTTTTGATAATCTTATTATTTGTCAGTAATAAATATTATGAGGAGATGCTTTGGTGTCTCCTTTTTAAAATATATACAGGGAGAGGATAACGTGACTGAGTACACACTTGAAAATTTACCTCAACAAAATTGGAATAAAAAACTTGAATTTGAATTTACTCACGATGGTAAAAATCTTAAAATTTACTCTGTTGAGCCGCAAGCAAAACTAATCGGAGTTACAAAACCGGTAGGTATGCTTGAAGGTTATAGTATGGATGCAATTTTAGTTAAAGCATTTGAAAAAAATTATAAAACACCCTCCAAACCAAAGGTTGTTGAAACTTATGGATTTGAGCAGATGCATGGCGAACCGATTGAACTTGTGGGATTTAATTTTGAGTGTATCTTTGATCGCGCCATTGAAGCAGAAATTAACCGATATCGCCATAATTCAAAAAACTATGAATCTGGGCGTTATGTTGATTATGTTAAACATGGGCTAACAATTATTTTTCCAGATGATGTTCAGTCAGAAGAGGATAAACAAAACTTTCTAAGAGATGTTGTAGCTTGGGATTTAATTAAGTACTGTGATGTTATTAAGAATGGGGGGAAAAGACAACAAGCTAGGCGAAGACTTGGATTCTATACTGCTGTAGAAAGTGTGTTCTATGTTAATTTACGTTCACTGTGGCATATGGGTAAGCAAAGGAGTTCGAAATATAGCCCAAATGGTAAAGAGGCTGAACCCCAAATTTCTAATGTTGTGACACAAATGATTGAAGCAATAGAGCCATATCTTCCAAGATTTTATGATACTTTGATTAAGCAAATTGCAAAAGGGTACAGATAAATAAAAAATATATAATTGACTAAAAATAAATATGATGATAAGATGGTAACTAACAAGAGGAAAAACTTGTTAGTTATTCTTTTATAGAGGAGTGAAATATGAAAAACAGAACATTGGTAATATCAGATATTCATGGTTGTTATGATGAATTTGTAGATCTGCTTTCAGTGGTAAAATATGAACCAACAGATGACGAATTAATTTTACTAGGTGATTATTGTGACAGAGGTTTCAAAAGCAAAGAAGTTATAGAGTTAATTCTAAACTTACATAAGGAAAGTAACGCAATCGCGCTTCGAGGGAACCATGATCAGATGTTTTTAGATGCATTAAATGGGGGAGATGACTATATATTTCTTCATAACGGAGGAGTAAATACAATTGAAAGCTATTGCGGCTTAAACTGGTTTGAGAATTATCAAGGATTTGATTTTAATCGATACCTTGAAGCTAAAAAGTTTATATTAAAGCACTACAAACATCATATTGAATTCCTTAATTCACTTCCTTTTTACCATGAAACAGAAGAATTCATTTTTACGCATGCAGGGTTAAATCCATTCTATGAGAATTGGAAGGAGCAACCCAACGATAATTTCTTATGGATAAGGGACATTTTTATCAATAATTTGACACAGGTTGATAAAACGGTGATCTTTGGACATACACCAACAATTAATATACAAGATGAAGACTGCGGAATTTGGTTTGGTGGAGACAAGATTGGTATTGATGGCGGATGTTGCTTTGGTTTTCAAATGAATTGCTTAGAGATTTGTGAAGAAGGATATAAGACTCATTATGTAGAAAGTAAATCAAAAAAAAGATGAAAGGAAGATGGGCATAAATAAAAAACTGCTGGTGATATTGATTTTCTTCACGCTACTTTGGACCATGGCTGCTTACCCAAGTAGTTACACTATCATTTTATTTCCACTTATAAACTTCATTGTAATATGTTTTGCATTCAGAAATGAGATAATAGAGTTTGATTTTAACAAATACATAAAAGATAGAGACTTTTGGACATCGACATATCAAACTTTGCTCATTGGAGCTATAGGACAAGCAATTGCAAATATTGCTATTCAAATGATCGGAATCAGCTCACCTGACATTAGTTTTGCATATCACATGGTTGCTGCTCCTGTAATGTCTGTAATATTCTCATCAGTAAATGAAGAGATTATCTACAGAAAAGTAATATTCGGATACTTGGATAAAAAGTTTGGATTTTGGGTTGGGGCTGTATTGAGTTCTTTGATCTTCGCATTGAGTCATTACAATTACGCTGGCTGGATTGGATTTCTTGCCATAGGACTTGTATGGTGTTGGGCTTACAAGCGGACAGAAAATATTGCAATAAACATTCTTTCTCATATGGCTCTTAACTTAATCTTTTTTATCAAAATAACATTCATGGGAGGATAAGCAAGTGACTTCTGAGGCTGCACAGTTTTTTATTGATAGATGTTATGAAGGGAAACAGATAAGATCAATCCATCCATACTTTAATGTTAAATACGAATTAGAAAATAAAAAATATATATTCACAAGGGAATTGCTTGATGAAATTATCCAAAGTGGTAAAGTCAAAGCGACATATGTGGGCGCTAAAAGTGTTAATCTTGTGGGAATCGAGGGAATGAATGAAGGGTAAGAAAAAACAAGCATACGTTAAGAATTGTTTTGAAAGTTATTATGAGAAGTATGATGAACATCTAATTTCAAAGATAAATAAAAAATACATATTAAGTTGTAGAAAATTAGGATGAAATACTTGTTTTATTGAGAAAAAAAGAACTCCGCTATTTTAAAATAGGGAGATGTACAATTTCTGATACTCATTGATTAAAAAACTTTGTTCCAATTCAAGCTTTTCAATGTTTTTTTGAAGAGCATTTATTACTTCCTGATAATTATTTTCTCTTATATTACGAAGAGCAGTGATGGCCGAATAGTTTTCATCGATTTTGATATCAAGGCGATTGATTCTATACTCGACTTGAAACAATGGTGAAAAAGATGAAGGAGTACCCACATTTAATCTTTTGGTATCTTTTCCAGTATAGTCAGTGAAAAGCAGTATGTTTAGATTCGTAATGTGGGTTAAATCATTCCTCTTTATGATAACATTAGATACCGTCGCAATAAAATTGGTTTGAAATTCTTCAGGTACTTTTTTTATCTCGATAAATTCATTTATTTTTAATGATCCACCAGTATATTCAATGTACTTGACATTTTTAGAATTTAATTCGAATAAATCAATTGATTTTTTGTTTACAAGGTTAAGTTCAATTAAGCAGTTATCATCTTGTTGCTTAAACTTAAAAATTATGACGTAATCAAACACATTCCTTGGAGTTGCATCATAACTTGGAATAGATTTCATTCGAACAATGAAATAATCATCGCCGCCTGTGAAATTATATGTACGAAGCATAAAAGTCTCCCTCTAATTAAGATTATTAATGTATTTCCAGTATCTCATGATTTCATCTCTCTTTTGGCTAGGTGAGGCTTGGACTTCAGCAAAAAATTGCAACAGCTCTAAATCGACTTTTACTGGTTCTTTATGCTGATTAAAATCTCGTCCAACCAATTTATCAAGAGTGATTTCATATAGGTCAGCCAACTTAATAAGTGCTTCAAGATCTGGTTTTCGAGAACCTTGTTCCCAATTTGAATATGTTGTTGGATTGATTCCTATAAGCATGCAGAGATACTTCTGCGTCCAGTTACGTCTTTCTCTTTCATTTCTAAGCTTAATATGTAACTCCATCAGCATCACCAACACATATTATATAGATCCTAAAGAAATATTAATTATTTCAACACAATTATAGGTTTACAACACAATATGTGTTGTGATATCTTCAAATTGTGGAGGATGATTAAATTGGAACTCAAGGAAAAAATTGATGCTCGTAGAAATTTAGAAACACTTCGATCCCAAGTCATTTATTGGACGCAGCAATTAGATAAAGCCGATAGTGTAGAGCAAAAGGAATACTGCTTTAAAAATCTTGAGAAGTGTGTTTCCGAAATGGCTTCCCAAGTTGCAAAATATAAATATAATCATTTGCAGAAGTAATCTTAGTGTATATAAATAAATGCTTTGTGTCTATTTTTTTATTCGTATTATAGAGTGTTCTTTTATTCTTTATAAATAAAAGATGCATTTTATAGGAGGATAATAAATGAAAATGAAATTTACCAAGGAAGAAGTACTCTCCATTGTAGAAAATCATGTGCAATCTTTGGGGTTCAAAAGTGGTGAAGTGGGAATTGTATATCAAGACAAGAAAGATTATGAGTACTTCAGAGATCCAACTAGAGAAGATCGAAGAGAGATTAAAGTTAGATATTTTGAGGGTATTGAAGCTGAAGTTACATTAAGCGAATAAATGGCAGACTTTCATTGGGAAAGGTGAATTAGTTATTAAAACAAAAATATGTAGAACATGTAATAATGAAAAAGAAAAAAGCGAGTTTTACTCAGAAAAGAAATTTTCTAAAGTAAAAGGTGAATACACACTCTATAGATTGGATTGCAAAGAGTGCACGCAAATAAGGGAACGTGAAAAGCGGAAGAAGAAATCAAAAGGTAGAAAGCACCATTATGTGGAAATATACGGAGAAATCAAGACCGTTGCAGAATGGTCAAAAATTTGTGGAGTAAGACACGATGTTCTACTCAAAAGAATTAAAAATGGATACAGTGGAACAGAATTGCTTCAAAAGGAAATTCAAATACATAAAGATATTGCTCGAATGAAGTTCAACTCGCTTACTGCAATAGAGAGAGTTGAAAATGATAAAAATGGGAATGCTATGTGGCTATTCTCTTGTGAATGTGGCAACAAAAAAATTATGAAAGGAAGTACTGTTTCAAACGGATACATAAAAAGCTGCGGCTGCTTACTTAAAATGGCTAATAAAGATAAGAATATAAAACATGGATATTCTAGAGCGGGTAAAAAAGAAAGAATTTATGAAACATGGGCACGAATGAAAAGCAGGTGCTATAATTCAAAAACAAAAAGATTTGAAGATTACGGTGGGCGCGGAATTACTGTTTGTGACGAATGGCTTGACAAAGAGCGGGGCTTTATGAACTTTTATAATTGGAGTATGGCAAATGGCTATGCGAAAAATCTAACAATTGATCGTATCGATGTTAATGGGAACTATGAACCTTCAAATTGTCGATGGGCAACAGATATAGAACAAAATAGAAATAGAAGAAATACCATAAAAGTCGAAATAGAAGGACGAATTGTAACATTGGCTGAATTAGCATCTCAGCACGACCTTTCTTATTCGACTATATGGTACAGATATAAAAATGGACCAAGGGGAATGGAATTATTTCAACCTAAAATGAAATAAAAAATGTACTCGGTAAAATCACTACTACCATTCCCATTTTAAATTCATGTCGCGATACTCACCTGCCCTAAAAAAGTTTCCAAAATTATCTCTACTTTTTCCATCGAAACCATTTGGAGTTGCAGGAAGAACATCCATTTCATGTTGGCATCGATGACACCAAGTTTTTTTAGAATGATTAAAGACATAATATGTACCTCTATTAAAACAAGCAGGGCATTCATATCTTAACTGATATCTTTTAGTTACACCGTCTTTTTCAGTCTTAATTCCAGTTATCATAAATTCAGGGGTGCTTTTTGTTTCTTTGTATGTAGATTCTAATTCATCTTTGTTTTCATTTAGACCAAGTATTAACTGCTCTTTAATTTCATTTACATTAACATTTTTCTTTTGAAGTTTTTCTGGCTCCATAGGATTAATTTCATTAAAAAATGAGCTGTACATTTTACCGATTTTGTCATACTCAGTTACCATTTCAAATACATCGGACTCAATACCGAAAAGCCTAAATACCTTATCAACAATCACTAACTTACTTAAGTTATCAGTTTCACTTAATTCAATTTCAGCTTTTTTACCTGAACCGTCATCAATAGAGATCTTTACTTTTAACATTATTTCACCTCCTTCAATCATTCATGATACAGAAGTTAGGGGGCGCAAACAAGTTAAATGCCAATAAAATTTGAATTTTCATTAGGAATGAGAGGGGAATTAAAATGAATCAAAAAGAGGGCAAGTGGAGATTTTATTGGGGCAATAGTGACATTTGGAATGATGGAGATGATTATGATACTAAAGAAGATGCGATTGAGGCAGCTTTAAGTGAGGAATATCGCTGGACTGACAGGGATACATTTAGGGTTGGTCAAATTAAATGCTGCACGAATGATGTTAAATTATATGCAGGTAGCGTTCTAGAGCAAATTGCTGATCATGTATATGATGAAGTTGGAGAAGTAGCTGAAGATTATCTAAGACATGTGAAGAACGAACATGAGTCCATTCTTGAAGAGCGATTGAACAAGGTTATCAAAGAATGGATGAATGAGTTTGGCTATTATCCAGATTTTTATAAAATCGTAAATGTTGAAGAAGTGAAGGTTGAACAGAAGGAGTTAAAAAATGAAAAAAGTAAAAGTTACATATTTTAAACCAAGTGGCAAGTATTATACTCAAGAAACTGTGGAAATCTCAGAAGAACTAAATGGATATCAAGCATTACATTATGTATTACCCAACCATCACCGCATCAAAAACATGTTCATGTATGTTGAGAATGGTGAACCAGAGGGCGAAGAAATTGAACCTTATATCGTCCCTCACTTGTTTCATCCAATAGAATCTTGGGGTGAATAATATGAAAAAGAGATTGATTAAAAAAAGAAAAAATGAATGGATAAGATGGATAGCAGATTATACAGAAGTTCCAGTTAAGATTATTAGAAACGAATGTGGACTTGATATTGAAAACCTAATTCGAAGAAAAGATCAGGAGACGCTTGATATCTATTTAGACTGTGTGAGCATTGATTTAATGCAAAGATATCAATGTGGATGGTGGTGGGAAAGTCATAAAGTAAACGAAAACTAAATAGCATTGGAGAAAAAAAGAGGCTTATAGCCCCTCATCGTTATTATCGTTCGTTTCTCGAATAACAATTTTATTACCTTCATAGTTCAGTTCAAGATTGATATCTGTTGATTGAAGATCAAGTGGTTGAATACTCATCAAGTCTTTTTGATTTAATGTTGCACCACTGTTTTCTTTATCAGTAGCCCCTATGAATAAATTATTAGTAAACTGACTATAATCAATATTCCATGTAAGTGTAGAATTTGCTGGTGTATCAAATGTTTTCCAAGCTAGGGAAATTGGCGCTATCTGATTCGTATTTGGTACCTGTTGAAATATGACTATACTGGAATCACGATTTGAGTTGTTAATAAAATTGATTGAATAATTAGTCATGGACTTTCCTCCTCATGCATCAATAATTTTATTATATCAGTTTAAAGTGGAAATAAAAACCAACAAAAACATCATTTTATATGAAAATTAAAAAGGAGAAATGTAAATGTCAAATAATCTTTTGAATGTCGTAGAAGAAGCGGTTAAAACTCATATTGAAACAAATAATCGAAAATTGTATCAGTTTGAGAAGAATAAATTGTATGACTATCTTGGGACAACTCTGGTAAGTCAGCTTAAGAAGTATAAATGTTTCATTGCTGGTGGAGCCATTACAAGCATTTTTACAGGAACCCAAATCAACGATCTTGATATATACTTTAGAAATGAAGAATCATGCATTAAGTTTGTTGAGGATAGTTGGGAAGATCGTGATGATTGGATTAATATGCTGACAAAGAAATCTATTTTGATGAGAATGGATAGTAAATTGATTCAAGTGATCCATTTCAACTTTTTTAAAAGCGTTCAAGAAATTTTTGATTCTTTTGATTTTACTGTATGTATGGGGGCTTTCGATTTTGAGACAGAACAATTTATTTTACATGAAGAATTCCTAAAACATAATTCCCAGAGAATTATTAAATTTAATAAAAATACTGCATTTCCTATTGTATCGTTATTGCGAGTCCATAAATACAAGAACAAAGCTTACACTATTTCAAAACCAGAATTTCTGCGTATTGCAATGAAGTGTATGGATCTGGATATCAAAAGCGCAGAGCAGCTTAAAGATCATTTGGGCGGAATGTATGGCATAAACTATGACAAGATTATCAATTTCAGCGAAGGTGAAGAGTTTAGTCTAGATAAAGTAATTGATAAGATTGAAGATCTGTGTTTGGATGAGGACTACTTCAAGAAACCTGTAGAGGTTAAATTTGATGATTTAGATGATGTTATTGATACGATTAAAAAGAAGAACATTAAGATTACAACTATTAAAGATAAAGTATATAAAATTAGATATAATAATACACTTAAGCTATTGCCATTAAAACCAGCATTCTATGAAGAAATTTTAGGAAAAGAATACATAGAGAATAATAAGTTTTATAAATTTGTTGAGAAGGAAGACAATACATATAAGAGTCACTGGGATAGCAATTTTATCTATAGAATTGCTGAAGAAGCAAAAGCGAAAGGTGATTTTCTATATTTCAATGAGAAATATGAAATTGATAAATCCTCATATAAATTTAATGGTGCTCTTTTGGAAGTGAAGATTGAATATGATGATTTCCACAAAAAGGATGGCAATAATATCCTTGCTAAGAAGTGTTATGTTGTTAGAGAAGTTCCTAAGGATGAATATATGAAATGGGTCAATGAATAAGAAGAAGGATGTCCATTTGAAGATTAATTTAATAGAGTTATTTCATAATAAATAAAATACATAAAAAATAGGAATGTATATACATAAGCAAGATCGCGCGATCTCCTAGACGTAGGAGAGAAGAATTGATAGAAAATTTAATTGGTAAGCAATTTGGTAGGTGGATCGTCATTAATGAAGCGGAAGCGAAAATCGAAAAAACAGGTCATAAAAGGAAAGCTTGGCTATGTGAATGCCAATGTAAAAATAAAACGCAAAGAATTGTTATTGAGAAAAATTTACTGAGCGAGGTAAGCACATCGTGTGGATGCAAAAGAACTGAATCTGCATCTAAATTCTGCAAGGAGACTAAAACAAGAGTAAACACCTATGACTTAAGAGGTGAATTTGGAATAGGGTTTACATTGAAGGGAGAAGAATTTTATTTCGACTTGGATGACTACGATAAGATAAAGGACTTCTGTTGGAGGTTAACCGATGACTTATATGTCTATTCAAGAGATAGACGCAAAAATAATAAAGCATATATACTAATGCACAAACTTTTACTGGGGTATGATGATAATTTCGAAGGAGATCACATTAATCATGTAACCTTTGATAATAGAAGAAGAAACATTAGAATTGTCACTAAAAGTCAGAACGGTATGAACCGAGGTTTATTTAAGGGGAATAAAAGCGGAGTTGTAGGTGTTAGACAAGGGAAAAACAAATGGATTGCTGAAATAAGAACAAAGCAAATCAAAAAATTAAGATATTTTGTGAATAAAGAAGATGCAATAGCACAAAGAAAAAAATGGGAATTACAATATTTTGGTGAATATCGTTATAAAGCTAAAGACCAATAAAAGAACAATTGCATGGGGAGTTGGTCAAATGGAGCAGTGTCCAAATGGTTGTGGAGAGATGACAGAGGCAAGATACAAGGATCTTGAACTTGAGGATGGCAAAGGTAATTCAGTTATGATTACGATCTATTATGAATGGTGTCCAGAATGCTATTTTGAAAATAATATTTGGACAGGTTAATGCCAGAAAAGAGGGAGGTAAGATTTATTGAGTTTAATAGCATTGCATAATCATACGGATTACTCCAACCTCAGATTATTAGATTGTACTAATGATGTTAAAGAATTAATCCAAAAAGCAGCAGACTTAAAATATGGCGGTTTAGCAATAACTGATCATGAAAGCGTCTCAGCACACGTTCAGGCAATTAAAATTACTAGAGAGTTAAAGGATAAAAGTAAAATCCCAAAAGACTTTAAATTAATTTTAGGTAATGAAATATACTTAGTTGAGGATTTGTCTGAAGTTAGAGATAACTACAAATCAGGAGTAACTAAATTTCCTCATTTCATTTTGCTATCAAAGGACTTTGCTGGTCATGAAATGCTTCGTTATCTAAGCAGTCAAGCTTGGAACAGTGGCTTTCACACAGGCACGATGCTACGTGTTCCAATTGAAAAGTGTGTTTTAGAAGAAGTAATTCTTAAAAATCCTAATCATTTAATTGCATCAACTGCTTGCCTTGGCTCAGAAGTAAATATCGCTTTACTTGAAAAAAGAGAAGCTATATTCAAAAATGACTTGGAAAAAGCCGAAAAGTGTGATCAAAGAATAGATGAATTTATACAATGGGGGATTAAAGTTTTTGGTCGGCAGAATTTCTATATTGAGTTTCAACCTGCCTTTTCTGCTGAACAAATTTATTGCAATAAACAATTATTGAAGATATCTGAAAAATATGGTTTAGAGTACATAATTACTACAGATACGCACTATTTGCGTCCAGAAGATAGAATTATACATAAGGCTTTTTTAAATGCAAAAGATGGTGATAGAGAAATCGATGATTTTTACGAGGCAACTTTTCTTCAGACAAAAGAAGAGATATACGAACGTTTAAACTATTTCGATCAAGAAATTATTGATAGAGCATTTTGTAATACTCTCAAAATTGGTCAGATGGTAGAAGACTATACGATTGAGCATGATACAGTAATTCCTAAAATTAGTTTGCCTGAGTTTAAGGTTAGACATATATTTAAGCCAGCGTATGATAAGTATGAATACATAAGTAAAATGGCGTATGCCGATGACGAGCAGGACAGATACATAATTAAATTAATTGAAGATGGTTTTGATGAACATATTCCACGAAATACATTGTCACGAGAATACTTTCATAAAGTGCTTGCTAGAATCAATATAGAGCTTGGTGAATTGTGGGAGATCAGTCAGCAATTAAAGCAAACGATGAGCAGCTATTATATTACGACTGCAAAAATTGTTGATATCATTTGGCAAGATGACGAGTGTGGAGGAAACAGTCTTGTTGGTAGTGGTCGTGGGAGTTCAGGAGGATTTTTAATTTGTTTCTTATTGGGCATCACACAAATTAATCCACTTGATTATGGCATTGAAATGCCTCATTGGAGACATTTACATAGAAGTCGACCAGACATTGGCGCATTAGATATTGACATAGACACAGAAGGAAGTAAGAGACCAAGAATTATTCAGGCCTTAAAAAAATACTTTGGTGAAGATAGAGTTTTACAAGTTTGTACATTTGGTACTGAAGGATCAAAATCTGCAATCCAAACAGCTTGTCGTGGATTGGGATTAGACTCCGACATTGGTCTATTTGTTAGCAGTTTAATCCCCTTCGAGCGTGGGGAAAATTGGACCATTAGTGATTGTTTATATGGGAATGTTGAGAAAGATCGAGAGCCGATTAAAGAATTTATAAACGAAATTGAGAAATACGAACACCTTAAAGAAACAGCATTAAAAATTGAAGGTAAAATCAATAAGCGGAGCATTCATGCTGGTGGTGTTGTAGTATTCAATGAACCTTATTATAAGTCAAACGCAATGATGAAAGCACCAAATGGTTTGCCAATCACTCAGTTTAATCTTGATGATAGTCAAGCAGTTGGCAACATTAAGTTTGATCTTCTCACAATTGAAGCTTTAGACAAGATACGAACTGAACTTGATTTGCTATTGGAATTTAACGAAATTGAATGGCAAGGTTCGTTGCGCAAAACATTTAATACATATCTACATCCTAATGTTATTGAAAAAGAACACCCTAAAATCTTTGAAATGTTAGGCGAAGGTTCAGTGCCAGACTTGTTTCAATTCTCAACGGAAATCGGATATCAGTCAGCAATAAAAGTAAAGCCTCGCAACTTGCTTGAGGTTGCATCAGCCAACTCTTTAATGCGTCTTATGAGCGAGGGAGGTGGAGAGCAGCCAATTGATACTTTTGTGCGCTTCAAAAACGATATCAATCTTTGGTATGAAGAAATGAGATCCTTTAATCTCTCAGAAGAAGAAATATCGATTTTAGAAGAATATTTACTCAAATTAAATGGAATTGCTGACACACAAGAAACAGTAATGCTTCTAACAATGGATGAAAGAATTGCTGGATTTAGTGTTAAAGAAGCAAATAAACTCAGAAAGACTATTGCAAAAAAGCAAGCACGGGAAGAGTTTGAAGAACGAAAAAAAGAGTTTTATGAGAATGGAAATAAACGAGGCACAAGTAAAAATTTATTAAACTATGTTTGGAAACAAGTTGAAAGACAGCGAGGATACGCGTTCTCAGTATTACACACTATGGCATATTCAATAATAGCCCTACAAGAATTAAATCTTAATTATCATTATGATCCCTTGTATTGGAACACTGCTGTTTTAACCGTAAATAGTGCTGGTACTGAAGAGGAAATGAATGATGATATTGAAGAGGATGAAGAAGAAAGAAAAAATAAATCAACGAACTATGGGAAAGTAGCCTCTGCCATAGGTATGATGAAATCACATGGAGTTAAAATTGGTCTTCCTGATATTAATAAAGCACAGTTTGGTTTTAAGCCTGATTTTGAAAAAAGGCAAATTATTTATGGTCTTAAAGGGCTGGTTGGGATAGGAGATGATGTAGCTACACAAATTGTTAAACATCGACCTTACAATTCCTTCGAGGATTTTGTCGAACGGATGTACACTACTGGTACAGTAAAGAAGTCACAATTACTTCAACTTATAAAAGCAGGTTGTTTTGATTCCTTTGGAGATAGAGTTGAATTGATGAAACAATTTATTGCTTCAAAAATTCATGCACCAAAAGAGAAGCTTACAATGCAAAATTTCAATATGCTTATTGAAAATAACCTAATACCTGAGGAACATCAACTTTATCAGCGACTATACAAGTTTAGAAAATATGTTACCAAAAAGGTGTATCGAGAAGAGAATAAAAATAAACTTTACAAATTAGATAAAATTTCTACAGATTTTTATTATGAGCAATTTACCAGTGATGGCATTGTTGATTATGAAAATGGGCTGCCGATTATATCAGAGAAAATATTCAAAAAAGAATATGATAGTAAAATGAATGGTATAAAGGATTGGCTTCAAGATGAAGATACATTGAGTGATGTGAATCAATATTTATACGAACAAGAGTATCAAAAAAATGCCTCAGGTAACATAAGTAAATGGGAAATGGATTCATTATCTTTTTATTATACTGAGCATGAATTGAAACATATTGATAAAAAAATGTATGGAATTCAAGACTTTAATTCATTGTCAGAAGAACCTGTTATTATTGGACACTACACTTCAAAAGGAAAACAAAGGCCAAAGTTTAAATTAACTTGCATTGCTGGAACCGTGCTTGATCGGAACAAAAACAAACACACGGTTACCCTTTTAACAACCGATGGTGTAGTTACGGTCAAATATTACGATGGTGCCTTTGCTCATTATAATAAACAAGTGTCAAGGCCTAAAGCTGACGGCTCGAAAGAAATACTGGAGAAAAGTTGGTTTACACGTGGCAATAAGCTTGTTATTCAAGGGTATCGGCGCGGATCTCAATTTAAACCACACAAATATTTTGATTCAAAGGTAAAGCATACAACAATGCTTATTACTCAAGTAAATGAAGATCGGACTATCCTTGTGAAAACTGAAAGAACACGGTGAAGGAGATAAAAATGACTCGATTGGCAAAGCACCTTCAAAAATATCAAGGATTTACTTGGTTTTTTTAGACGAAAATTCCGATAAAATCACTCTTTTATCGCATTATTTGTTTTTGAGAAAGGAGGTGGTGTAACTGGATAGGTTTGAGTATAAAGATGAAGGTGAATCTCCAGAAGAATATTCTAAATGTGCAAACAGTTTATGCAGAAGAACTTTATATGTAGGCGATGAAATCTTAGAACACTATGGGCTAGTTTGTTGTAGATCTTTGAGATGTCTTATAGCAATCACTGAGACAAAAGAAATGATTGCTGATAATAATGAGGAGTGATTAATTGAACAGTAGAAGTATAGGTAATAAATTTGAAGACAGTTTCGAAGCAAGCTGTAGAAAAGCAAAAGTGTTTTTTTCTCGTAATAGGGATGTCTATATTCCACCCGACCTGAGAAAAAGAATTAAAGTACCAAAAAATTTATATGACTACTTTATGTTTTCTAAAAAAACACTGTTCCCACTTGAACTAAAGTCAACGAAAGAAATGAATTTTCCCTTTAAGAATATAAAGTCTCATCAACTTGAAGCGTTAGAGGCAGCGAGTAAATATAGTGATACAATAAGTGGTATTCTTATTAATTTTAGACATGAGACCAATAAATGCTTCTTCATACATATAAATGATTTTTTGCAATATAAAAAGGTAGCAGAAGGTAGGAGTGAGAATAACTATAAAAGTAAAATAAATAAAAGGAGTATCACATACTTAATCTGTGAAGAAATTGGAACTGAAGTGAGAAACACTAAATTAAAAGTTAATTATACATATAATGTGAAAGAACTAATTGAAGATTGCTTAAAAAAATATGGAAATAAGACTCTGACGGAACATAACATAGATGGATATAACGTTAATAGAGGAACGATATGA